TCCCCGGTGTCGGCCGGGGCGGCCTCGGGGTTAGCGGCGGGCTTTGCGGAGGTGTCGCCAGTGGGGGTGTCCTCAGCGGGCTGCTCCGGGGCGACGTCCTCGGGCTTCTCAGCGGGCTGCTCCGGGGCGACGTCCTCGGGCTTCTCAGCGGGCTGCTCGACGCCCGTCACCGACTTCGGGTCGGCCTTGGCGTCGCTGTCGGTGGATGCCGCAGACGCGGACGCGTCCGGGCGGGGCTTCGAAACGGCCATTAGCTCCTCCTTTTGGTGTGCTGCGTGCAGTATATATCAGCGGGTCTTCCATCCGTCGGAGAACAGCTCCGGGGCGACGCGCCGCATTTCCATGGTGACGTTGTGTCGGCCTGCGCGGCCCGACAGGGCTTCGCCGGACGCGTGGACGGCGGCGGCGGCTTCCTGGTAGGCGGCGTTGATACGCAGCTCGTGGGACGTGGCGGACCGCTTCAACCATTCGCCGGGGGTTTCCTTACAGATCTCCCAGGTGCAGTCGCAGCAGCGGTGCGCTCGGAACGTGACGGTGTCTTCGGTGTAGACAGGGCCGCGGGCGGCGAGCATGGAGCAGAACGCGCAGGTCTTCCCGACCGTGACGCGCCGACACTTCAGTCTGGTCCGTCTCGCGGATTGGATGACGTAGTCGCGGGACGCGGACTCGACTCGGGTTCGCCCCCATTGGGCGGCCCAGTCGCGCATTTCGGCGACGGCCTGCTCGCCGCTGATCCCGCGGCGGATGAGGGTTTTCGCGCGGATAGGGCCGGAGTAGAACGCGGTGCGGACGGCGTCTTGGCGCCCGACAGGGCGGATGGCGGGGAGTGTCGGCAGCTCTATGTCTTCGGCGCTGGCGTACCTGTTGAGGTACTGGGCGGTCAGGGCTCGCCCTTGCCGCGTGCCGGCTTGGATGGCGTCGGCGGCTTTCTTCACCGCGTACTGGCGGGCGCCGCCGATGTCGTCCGGGTCGATGTCGTCCATGGCGTCAGCCACGGCGAGACCGGTGGCGGCGGCCATCGCGGAGATGTGCCGCTGATATCCGGCGGTGAGGGCGGCGCCGACGGCGGTGAGCGCCACTGGTCAGGACTCCTCGACGGGCGGTGGGGTGCCTTCACCGTCGGCGGTGAGGGCACGGGCGTACGCCTCCAGCTCGGACGGGTGGGCGTCCGCGTACTCCTGCCATTCCTGCGCCTCTGCGGGCGACACGCCGGGGATCCGCTGCCACAGAAGCTGGGCGGGCACGCCGAGCGACTGGGACAGTTTCCCGAGGGCGTCTGCGGCCTGCGACAGGGACCGCGCCTCGGTGTCGCGCCAGTCAACGCGGAGCGTGTAGTCGTTCGCGTCGCCGAGGCGGCGCTCTAGCCGGGCGGCCGCGCGAAGCACGTTCAGGAGTGGCCGGCCGAGGGCCCGTTGGATCGCGGTGATGTGCGCCCGCTCTGCGGACTTTGCCTCAGCGAGCGCGTCGGCGGACAGGTTCACGAGCTGCGAGCCGGACAGTGACCACGATGGGACGGACGCGAGCGCGGCGAGAGTGCCGAGGTCGGCCCGCTCGGCGTCGAGGACGGACTGCATGCTGGTCTCCGGCAGCGACCCGAACTGGACGCCGTCACCGCCGGTAAGGATCGACGAGTTCGACAGGTGCGCTTTCATCCGCTCGGCGTCCTCGATGCTGCCAGGGTCGTCCAGCCCAGTGACAGTCTTCACCCTCCACGAATTGGAGTGCTGGATGAGGAGCCGGTCATGGACGGTCTTGATGTACCGGCGCGCAGGGATGCGCAGCCGGTCGACAAGTGACTCGGCGTCCCCGTCGATGGACAGGTACGGGGCGAACCGAGCGACCGGGGCGTAGCCGAGGCCGTGGTGGACGACCTCGTAAGGGCTGCCGTTCCGGTCGATGCGGATCAAGTCCCGGCCTGTGACGTACAGAGTAGGCCGGCCGCCTTTCGTAAGAAACACGGCGCGGGCCGGCCAGTCGGCGGTAGGGTCATCCCCCCAGTCCACGCCGACACGGGCCACGGACGCAGCTTCCAGCTTCGCAGCGGGGCCGTTCGGGGCCACGAGCACGAACGCTTCACCGTCGGTCAGTGCAGCCTTCCACAGGCCGGTCTGACGGGTGGGCATGCCCGCACGCTCCCACGGCGCCCACAGGGCTGCGAGGTCGCCTTGCTGGTCAGCGGTGCGGGTGACACCGTCAGCGATGATCTGACGGCCGAGCGTGTCCACGAGCAGGGCGAGGGTCGGGCCGAGCGCGAGCGCACGGAGCCGCCGCTGGTCGGCGGTCTTCCCGCCGCCGTCAACGGTCGCGAGCGGCGCGCCGATGCCAGGGGTGGTCGACCCGGGCACGAGGTCTTCTTGACGTTGCTGCGCCTCCCACCGCTTCTCGGCGGTGTCCTCGGCGAGCTTCTCCCAGGGGCGGTCACTCATGGGCGGTCACCATACCTTTCCGCGTCCTCTGCGGCGACTATTCCTGTACTCCTCCCGCATTATACGGGCCCCGACCATGGCGACGGCAAGGTCGATCTTTTTCCTGGACTCGCGATGGTTCTTCGCGATGTTGGGCCCCCACTTGGACGGGACGCGGCGGGCATGGAGCACGTGAGCGCGGAGCCGGGCGTCACCGTCGTGGAGGAGGCCGCCGGCCTCGATGTCCGCGTAGACGCGGTTGACGCCGCGGACGAACCGTGACACGTGGGAGGGGTCGGACATGTCCCATCGAGTGGCGTGCTGCCTGCTGGCGGGCATGCGGAGCTTCCTGCGGTAGTCGCGATGCCAGCCGTCGATGATGCCGTCCCAGAACGCGACCATGGTCTCGTCGTCTTTGGCGTGAGATGGGTCGCACCACAGGGCGACGACGTTGTTGTGGTCGAGGACGTCGCGGACGCGTTGGTCGATCTCCTCACGAGGGGCGATCCACCCGTGAGCGCGGGCGTCGGGCGGCCGTTGCCACACGCCGAGCGGGAACACGGCACCGTCGGAGATCCGGCACCCCACGAAGGCGGTCGCGTCGTCGGACTTGCCGCCATCGAAAAACAAAACGAGCTCGTCTTCCGGGTCGAGGGCAGGCAGGTCCGGGTCGCGGCAGGCGTCCCACTCCTCGCGGGTGACCCACGCATCCTCGGCGGCGGTAACTTGGTTGTACCACTTCCTCCTGGACTCGGACGGCGGGGTTTCCGGGTCGAGGACGTCTTGCACGATCCGGTCAGGGGAAAGCCAGGTCGCGTCACCGCGGACGCCTTTCACGACCTCGGGGGCGTCGTCTGCGGTCAGCGGAGCCTGCGGCGGAGCTTCGAGCGTGTCATACATGAGCCCGTATGACCGAATCTTCCCCGCCTGAGACTGTTCCCAGGCCTCCCGAGTGGCGAGGCCAACGGATTCCACGCCGACGCGGGCCGCGTTGCAGATGTGAAGCACGCGCGCCTGCCTGTCTGGGGGCGATTTCGCGGCGTCACCGCGGACAACCCCCATCATTGCGACCCCAGCATTGGACTGTGTCCAGTTCTGCGTCTCGTTGCAGATCGTCAGCGTGGCACGGGACCCTTCCGCCGCGTCGGGGTTCGATGTGATCGCAGTGATAAACCCGGGGGACCCGTCTGTGGGGCGCACGTACGTGGAAATGACGCGAATACCGAGCTCTGACTGCACCTGGGCGGGCGCGAGCGCCCGGATCGCTCCCATCGTGTTCTCGGTCTGCTGCTGCGACACGGCGAGCAGACGGATCCACGGCGTCTGCTCGCGGCGCCCGCGGATGCCATGCGGCGTGGATTGTGGCAGGGAAGGCCCGAGGAGGGCGTTCAGGGCGATCACCCCGGCCAGAGGGTCCTTCCCCCAGCCTTTGCACCGTTGTAAGACGACCGTGGGCGCCAGGAACATGCCGTCATCGTCTACGGCGTAGTACCAGAGGATGAACCGGGCCTGTTCCGGGGTGAACGTCCACGCGCCGCCGCCGGGGCCGGTAAGCGAGGAGGACGCCCAGGCGAGCACGTCCCAGCCGACCGTGCTGTCAGGCAGCAGCCAGCGCCCGTCCTCGATGGTCCACACGGGGCCGTGCGCGACAGGCGGCCACGCGCAGTCAGGCAGGGATGCCGGACCGGACAGTCGCTCCTTGTACCATGCTTTTATCGCCGGCCACTCGGCCTCATCCCATTCGCTGACCTCGACCGGCACACTGTTACGCCGACGTGCCATGCGTCAGCCCCCAGCGTCCGGCAGCGGCCGTTGCGGCGTGCTCGGACCGGGCCAGGCGGGCCTCGTCAGTGTCGTCCTGCAGGCGAAGTGCCTTCGCGAGGGACGCCATCACCGCCCGGTGCTGCCGGATCTCAGCGAGCAGCGGGTTCGGACGCATCTGACCGGTCGACCCGACCGTCAGCAGG